TGGTCAGACCCGCGTCCGATCATCATCAACGTAGCCCACATCATTGACGTTTGCCCGTCCACATGGGGCGCGGCGCTCATCACGACACTCGCGACTATCCAAGTAAAAGGCGACGACGACCCTTACATCATCACGACCGCCAAGTTTGAGACCATCGCGTCCGCGTTAGCGGACGAAAAAGGAAAAGAATAACTCATGGCAATTGAAACCATCGCGACAACTCCGCTCGAATACGCGCTGAAATACGCGAGCATTGGACTCTGCGTGTTCCCGCTCATACCCGGCACCAAGATTCCCGCGACCGTCAACGGCGTAAAAGACGCGACCAAAGACGAGAAGCAGATTCGCACATGGTGGGAAGAAGAGAACTCAGACTACGGTATCGGACTCGCGCCGGAGTTTAAGGTTGGCGGCGCGTGCTTCCTTGAGTTTGACCAACGTCCGTGGCTTCCCGCGTGGGCTAAAGAAGAGAACCAAAAAAAGCCGCTCACTCGCCTACACAAGTCCGGGGGAAAGGATTCTCCGCACTACATTTTCAGTCACACCGAAAAATCGCTTGAGCTTGGAAACGTCAACGGCATGTATGCCGGACTCGAATGGTTCAGCTTCCGTGCCGACAGGCGCTACGTTGTCGCACCACCATCGGTGCATCCCGATTCCAAACGAGAGTACACCGTTGAGCTTGATATGGAGCCGACTCCAATCCCCGATTGGCTGGTAGCGAAGATTGCCAAGAGCGGCGTGAGCGAACAGAAATTCTCCGAGGGTCTACGCCAGACGAGCGAGGAATTTGACGACGAAGCATTCTTTGAATGGCTTGAAGAGTGTGGCTGCAATCTAGGCGTTGAGGACGGCTCATGGATTCCGTTTCTAACCTGCCCGGTTGCAGGACACAGGCATGAGGGTCAAGGCGCGCGAGGCTGCGCGCTGTTTTGGGACGGCGGCGGACTCGGATTCAAGTGTCACGCACAGGGATGCCCAAGCAATACAGACCGCAAACACAATCAGTCCGGCATCGGCTTCTTGGTGTCTTTCCTCAGCAAAGAACACCAACCCTACGAAGGCACGATCTGGAATGAACAACCCGCCGAAGAACTGGTAGCAGAGTTTGGCGCGGTCGCGGAAACGGCACAAGAGGTGAAGGAGTGGAACGAGAAATCTTCCGCTGAGACGGTAGCGAAACTGAAAGCCAAAGTAGCCGACAGAAAAGTTGAAGAAGAAGCGCCGGAACCGGAACCAGAATCGAGGCTCAAGTACCCGGCGCTGGCGTTTCCCTACGATGCACTTCCGCCCGGACGCTTCAAGGAACTAACGGACAAAGCTTGCGAAGGCGGACTGTCGGCGGGGTTGGTTGTACCCGCACTTATGGCGCTCGTTTCCAGCCTACCGCTTCAAGACCGCGTGGAAGGCGCGCGAATCAATTTTTACGTGACGTTACTCGCGATGGTAGGTGCGGGCAAGGACACGGCGATAGACCGCGCTGGCTCAATGCTAGGGCTTCGCAACAACGAAGTGGGATGGACATCCCGCGCGGTGACTGTCTATACGCCGTCCGGCGAGCGTAGCATTTCAACGCTGATTGGAGACCAACCGGGCACCAAGGAAAATCCGGCGAGGACTCCCGGTCCCCGCACGCACTGCATGGTCACTTACGAACTTGAGGAAACGCTGCGCAAGAACAAGGGCGAAACTTCCGGCGTGTTCCCCGCGCTCCAACACTTCTACGATCACAACGGGAAGGAATACAGCGACTCGAAATATCGCCACAAGCAGATTGTGAACTGCCGCTTGTCGTGGCTCACGGCGCTGCCCGTGGGTGACAGCGAGATTGATGAACTGGTGTACCGCAAGGCGTTCGGCGACTCTTCCAGCCACGGCTTTGTGAGCCGCATGATCTTCGGCTTCGCGGAAGAAAGGTTTGACCGCCGCAAGACTCGCAATTGGGAAGCACCAACGACACTCATGGGGCAAGTTGAAGAGAAGGAACTAGACTTCGGCGTGGTGACGGTGGATTTTCGCAGCACACTGGAAAGCCAGTTTCAAGACGCGAAATGCGACGGCTTCGCGCCGGGTGTTGAGGAACTTTACTTGAACTGGCAGCCGGAAAAGGATTGGAGCGGGCGCGACACCTACCACGTCCTCAAGGTTGCGGCGTTGTGCGCCATCCTCCAAGGTCACAAGCGGATTGAGGAGACGGATTGGAAATTCGCCGTGGCGTTCATGGGATGGCAAGGACGCATCCGGCAAGCCTTCACGCCGGGGCGCGCGAAGAGTACGACTCAGGCGGAATTCAACGACATCGTCATCCGCGAAGTTCAGAAGCGCACGAAGAATGGCTTGAGCAAGGAATCCGGCAAGGACAAGAACATTGACGTTGTCACCGACGAGAACGGCAAGCGGCGGGTCTACATCCGCTGGAAGGGGATGTCCAACGCGGGGCGCTGGCATGAACACGGCGTGGACGTGGAGAAAACGATTCGCACTTTGGTCAGCGGCGGGGCGCTCGAATACAAGTACGACCCGATCTTTGACGAGCAGGGCGCGCACATCAAAGATGAAGCAGACAACGTCTGGGTTCGCATCGTGGGGTGGAAGCCTGAGTAGCGTAACGCAGCGTTACCGCGTTATTTCGGGGCGATCTTGTGTCACCGCGCCCGCGCGCGGTCATAACGCAGTAAAGGGTAGTATATAAGTCCCGCCGCAGATATAGAGTGTATATTATTAATAAATAAAGACTTAATCGAATCGTGTCTATAGTAAAGCGCGCGTAATACACAATGATAGAGATTACCCCAGATAGATACTTCTGCGGCGGCGTCTATTATATGGCGTTTTTACGCATTACAAGTTCGGCGCGGCAGTGAGTCCGAAGCGGAAAGCGATGCCGAAGCAAAGTCGGGTATCTCATCGCTGGAAACGCGGCTTGCCGCGCTGATTCATTTTGGGGATTAGGGCAATGGCAGGACGTTTGGGTCAAGGGTTGTCAACCGATGGCGTGTTGGGTCAAGAACTGTAAACGCGAGACGGTCTACGAAATGCCGGACGGCAAAGAATCGTGTGACCTACACTATTCGGAGCGAACGAATCCGCACGGGCATTTACCCGTGGACGGAGAGAAGCGATGCGCGCGGTACTTAGGGCATTTAGGGAATTGACGCGGGCGACCGCCAAGCCCGCCGTTCTCTCTCGCAGCCGTAACCTTGGCTTTGCTCTTGGACTTTCCACCGATCTTTCCGCCTTGCCGTCCAAGAGCCGCAATAAATTCCCGGACTTCTTTCGGGGCTTTCATCGCCGAATTATACACCGAGCAATTCCGTTTCAAGTCTCTGCAACGATTCCCGGACGTTTCCACAGGCAATTTTCTTGAAGTTCGGGCAGGTTGCGCTAGGAGCCTTGGCTTGCCAGACGCGCGCAAGGAAGTCTGCAATCGCATCGCCAGAGCCGTAAGAGTTAAAATCCGGCAACGCGATGCAACGAGACAAGAACCGATCTGCGAAATTCTCCACGGCATTGCACGTAAAAATCCAGATGGTATTCGGGCAAGCTTCCGTGCCGTCAAGCTTGGACAATAGATACTTCTGCGCGGCATCGGACATGCAATCCGCCTCATCGCAAATCACAACGTGGAAAGCTTTGAGACCCGCACGCGGTACATAGTGGCAACGAGCGACGGTCTCTTGCAATTTTTCAACCTTACATTCTTGACTGCCGATGTGCCAGACATCGGCATCTAGCTCTGCCGCAAACGCATACGCCATCGAAGTCTTACCCGTGCCGGAACTGCCCTTGAACAGTAGAGCGCACGGGCGCGGAGCCTTGGCAAGATTCGCCAGTATCTTCTTTTGCTTTTCCAACCCCACAAAATCCGCCAGACGCACGGGCTTAAACTCTTCCGTCAACGGTTTGGGGAATTCCATCCCGGTCTGCGCTTCCATTTGAAACAGTGTGCCAGTCGCCATCGCTTTTCTCCTATCGGAAGTATCCGATGCGTTGACTATCCCAAAAGCCTTTGGGTTTGTCAAGAGACAAGTTTTGTCACACGGTTTTTGCAGTAATAAGTAGGATGGCTCAACCAAGACGCGGACGAATCAGCGCAAGACAACTGCTCCAAGGATTGGCACAGACTGCCAAGGTAGAACGCATTCGCTTGCGCGCCATCGAGCTAATCATGTTGCTAGATGGAAAACTCACAGCGGATTCTATGATGCCTAGAACAGAGCGAGAGACCGCGCAGAGCGACGCGGGATTATCAACGTTGATTGGTTCTGAAATCTCCGAAAAATCTGTAGAAAATGAATGATGATGCGACCGCGCAAACATTCTGTGAACGTCTGGCAATTCAGTGAAGCAAGAAAACTCCCCGAAACATCCCCGCGTAATGTCCCGGCGATCTGCCGCGCAAGCCTTGGCAATCGGCAACAATCGGTAACACATCGGTAACAGAACCTCGTTAACTCTTTTCCCCTCATCGCGTGGCGGAGAGTGCCAGATTCTCTCCCAGAACTGCCCGCGCTTCTCTGTGCGATTCTAAAGGGTTTGCGGTTTTAGGATGGTTTTAGCTTTGAGCCACCTGCCGGGGGTAGGTCGCCCCGTGGCACCACGCACGGGGGTGGGGTATTCCCTAGCAAAGGCACCCCTCGAATTTCAGACCGATCTAGAAAATTTTTTTATTTTTTTCCGACACCGCCTCAGCAAATCGTAAGTGACCCGCCTCAGCAGTATTAGACCAGAGAAGCCGAACGCCGTTGACTGAGCGGGTACTTCAAAAGGGCGCTCGTAACAAGGGCGGCGTGCCCACGGTCTCAGTCCACAGTGGGCGCTCTTCGGCTCGCTACCCGTTTCATTTGTAGGGGCGGGCGTGGGGCGTAGGGAGAGCCTACGACTCGGTTAAACCTAGCGTCGCATAGCGCGGCTGGGCGTAGTCCGACATGGAACACCCGCCTCAATTCCGCAACTTCCAAATCCATTTCTGAATGTCCGCTCCCGAGCCTCGCGCTGCGGGGTACCGAGCGACTTTCGATAAAGGAAATTACGATATGTTGAAATTCGCTACAGCAGGTATCAACCCGGCGCAGCCGTCCGTAGTTGGACCGATCAACAGCACCACAATGCAAATCTTCCCGGCAGTAGGTTTGGGACTTGGCTTCCAAGTCGCCCCGACCGCTCCGGCTCAACTCTTTGTTCCGGCAAACGGAGCTATGAACGGCGTCCCGTTCAGCGTTCACGCTTCCGGTAACGTCTTCGTCCACGGCTCAAGCCCGACGATCAACTTCGCGCTGTACAACGGCACCAGCCTCACCGCTGCTTCCAACGGTACCGCGATCAGCACTCTAACCTCCGCACAGTCACTCACCACAGCAGCAACGTACCCGTTCAGCTACCAAGCCACGCTTCAGGGCGATAGCACGTCCGGCGTTGTGCAGGTGATTGGCGCGACGTTCTACTGCAACGGCGTCAGCGGCACGCTCACGAACACCGATCTTACCGGAATCACTTTCGGCGGTCCGGCGTTCCCGGCTCCGGCTGGCGGCGGCGCGGCACTCTCGCTCTGCTTGGGCATCAAGTTCGGTGTCGGCGATGCGCTCGATACCGCAAGCCTGATGTCCTTCTACGCGGAAGCCTAAACGAAACGACGGGGCGGTCATCGGCAACGGTGGTCGCCCCGCCACTTTTTATGCCGCCTTACAAGCCATACGCCTCCGATGCACAGCGCCGCTGGGCGCACACACCTTCCGGCATGAAGGCTCTGGGTGCTGAGGATGTACACGGCAAAGACGAGAGCACCAAGGGAGTAAAACTCCCGGAGCACACGAGCATGAGTAAGGAAATGAAGCACAAGAAAAAGCACGAGTACTCGCATACCACCGTTCAGCACCACTCGGACGGCTCGCAGACCAAGACTCATCACCACGAGTCCGGCGACCCAAAGATGGACATGACTTCGGCTCACCCCGATCTGGAATCCGCGATGGGCGACATGCAAGCACAGCTTGGCGGCGGCACACAGCCCGCCCCGGCAGAAGCAGAAGAAGCAGGAGCAGCGCCCGCAGCAGCAATGCCCGCGCAAGCGTAAGCAGCAAGAAATTTGAGGCGGGTCAATCCCGAACCGAATGCCGAAGTCTGACACTAAGCAGTACTTCCACAAATCAGAATGCCGCTCCGAGAAAGTCCTACGCGCGTTACACGCTGAGGCTGAGAGCAAAGTCACGTTCGAGCAGTGGCTTGAACTCCGCGACAAGGCACGCAAGAACCTTTTCTGGCTAGGCGTCTCCGTCCTCAAGAAAGATTGGCTCCCGCACCGTCACCAAGTCATCTGCGATTTTTTCGTTCAGAAAAACTTCGATGGAATTTATTACGAAGGCTACACGCTAGGCGACGTTCGCCGTGGCATCGGCAAACAGGACGAATGCAAGGAGCGGATGCTGCTTTGGCCTCGCGGCTCCTACAAGTCCGACATTGACGGCGTGGATTGCTTGCAGTGGATGCTCAACTGCCCGGACATCCGAATTTTCGTTCTCTCAGCGAAGGAAGACAATGCTCTTAAATTCTTGCACCAAATCAAAAAGTATTTCTACAAGCCCGACGACGCTCCGCTTACTGACTTGCAGCGGCTTTTTCCAGAATACATCCTCCGTGGAAAAGACGGTTATAGCGATTCTCCGCTTGAAACTCCCGCGCGTGTACTCCGCGCCGAAGTAGAAGAGCCGACGCTTTGGGTTGACGCCGTAATCTCCACGCTCGCCTCGAAACACTGTGACATCAAGAAAGGCGACGACGTAGTTTCCGACCGTAACTCGCAGACCGAAGATGCGCGCCTCAAGCTCAAGAACAAGTACGACAACGTAGCGAACCTCTTGGACGAATGGGGTTACGAAGATCACATCGGCACGCGCTACGCCGAAGACGACTGGTACGGCACCCGCCTTGCCGTGATGAAAGAAGCACCGCTCAAGTACATGTGCGCCGCAGCTTGGACGGTCAAGCCGGAATTTAAGCACCTCAAGCTCCGCCAGCTAGAGGAACACATGGTGGACTTGCTCTTCCCGGAAAAGCTCACCTACAAATCCTGCCGCGCGAAGTTACTCAAGAACGAGATTGACTTCCGCTGTCAGCAATTGAACGAACCCGCTGGCGGCGAAGTCTCGCTCAACTTTGACATTGAAACTCTCCGCGCTCACGAGTGCCAGCAATCGCGCGTCCCGCAGACCGGGAACATTTACGTCCTTTGGGATTGGGCGCTCACGTCCGGCAAGTACTCCGATTACTCCGCTGGCGTGGTAGTGAAAATCGGTCCAGACCGCGACGCTTGGGTATTAGAAGTAGTCTGCGACAAGTTCAAGTCATCCGAACTCGCCTACCAGATTGTCGCGCTCAACAAGAAGTGGAAGCCGCTCCTCACGATCATTGAAAAATCCAACGGCTCCGAACTCTTGCAGCTAGAGCTACGCCGTCAAGCGAACAAGTATCGGCTCCCGCTCAACAACATCATGTGGCGTCAACCCTCCAACGAGAAGGACGCCAAGCGCAACCGCATCAAGGGACTCGAAACGCTCCTCAATTCCGACCGCCTCTACTTCGTGCAAGGTCCGTGGATTGACTTGACGTTCAGCCAGCTTGTCGGCACGACGGGCAACGATTTGAAGAAGAAGCGTAAGGACGACATTCCCGACGCGCTCTCCTACATCACGTTCGTCATGCCACCGGAGAAAAAGAAGGACGCTGCGGCGGAGCCATCGAACGACGCCGAAATTAACGCCTCGCGCAAGGAAGCAATGCTCGCCGCGTGGAATCAGCAACAAGCCAATCCCGAACTGACATTCAACCCGGAAGCCATTGAGGCTCTACGGGCAAATCAAACGAGTGGGCTTGAACTTTTGAATCCCTCTGTGAAGCCCGCGATGCCCGTGACGGTAGCACCGACGAACCGTATGTCCCGTTGGTTTAAGAGAGCCTAAAGAATGGAACCCATCGTACCAGTAGCAGAAATCACCGAAGATAACCTCCACACCGATGCCCAAACGGGCATCGAAATGTTTGACGACGAAGCCGCTACCCGGCTCGTTTTGGACGACCTAGACGCCGCAGACGCCTACCACAATATCAACGAGTGGGCAGCACGCTGGACGGACGCCGACGAGATTTACCAATCCCCGATTGGCAGTAGCTTCGATGGCGGCGAGTCTCAAGTGCCGTCTTACATGGTTTCCGATCACATGTCGGCACTTGTGCCGAAAATGGTTGAGGGACTTTTCTACGGCGACCCTCCGTTCTTGCTTCGCCCCGCTCCCAAAGTTCCGCAAGCAGTAGTCAAGGCGAAAGCCGCGCTCTTCACTTTCCAGATGATTCAAATGGAATACGAGGAAGAGTGCGAACGCAGCATCACGCAGATGGCATTGAAGGGCACCACGATTATGAAGTGGGGTTTCCTCAATCTCAGGAAGACCGTCAAGGTTTACAAGCGTAAGGAATCACCGATCACAATTTCGTCACCGATGGGTTTCACATCCACGGTTCACACACCGGAGTCCGATTCATTCTCCATTGAGTACGACGAAGTAGAAGTTCACCGCCCGTGGATTAAGTGCTGCGACATCGCAGCCGTTATGCCGAACGCCGGACTACGTGTCGGCGACGTTCGCAAGGCAAAGCACGTTGTCTACCGCGACTACGCGACCTACGAAGACTTGAACGATCTGCGCGACGAACCCGGATACGACATCCCGGACGAAGAGCAGCTTCGCGAGTTTTTCATCCGCGACGAAACCACACCGCAGGGCGACAACCTCAGCATGACCATCCCCGAAAACATGCGGGGATATTTGCAGCACGCCTTGCCGCGCAACCAAAAAGATTCTGCCGACCCGCTCGCGAACGGCATGGAGATTATCGAACGTTGGGACAAGAACCGCGTCATCGTGATTCTCCGCCACGGCACAGATAACTTCTGCATCCGCAACGAAGAGAACCCGTACCGCAAGATGCGCTACCCGATTCCTTTCCTCTCCGCGAACTGGCGCGACATCCCCGACTGCTTCTATGGGCAGGGCTTGGGCTTGCTCGAAGGATTCCAGCAAACGACTGAGCAGGGAATCAGCAACATGTCGCTTGACCTACTCAGCAAGGCGTTGCTCCCGACCGCACTACGCGCACGCGGATTCAACACCCCAACGCAGGATATTTCGCTGAAAGACGGCGGCATCATTGACGTGGAAGGCGA